TCAAGACCCTCGCTCCACGAGCCATAAAACTTTATCCAGGGTCCGCGATTAAAGAGCTTGTCGCCTATGGGCCCACCCACCCGCCTGTAGCCGAAGGGTGGGACGCTTGCCGCCTGTCGCTTGATGCTTGATGCTTGTCGCCTGCCGCTTGTTGCTTGTAGCCTGTTGCTTGTAGCTTATACTCCTGAAAAAAATTTCGTGGTTCATCGTCCCTTTAGGGACGATGAACTGGCTTCTAATGTATTCCATAAGCGACGTTTTTTGTTTCTGGATCCCAACAGGCCCGGCAATCCTGGCAGGCGTTCCCCTGCATGGGAGCTGGACACCTGGCCCCGGCTGTTGCCGTTGGTGGCCCAATAACATCTGTTACAACCGTTGACGTTGTGGGCCAGGCTGCCATCGGCGGAAAGTCGACCATGTGAGACGAAAACCTGACAACCAGATTAACTGGCTTTTTGTTTAAATATTTATGTATCCAAGCTTCGCGCGTCGGCATCCAGTGCTTGGTTTCTGGTGTCAATTGACATACTTTGAAAATTTTTAATAAGTGTTTCAGGTCCTGCACGTCGCCAGCGTCGTGCCATCTAAAATATTTCTGGCCTTTGATTTGGATGATCATTGCGTGAACCCAGTAAGGATGTTTAATCGCTTCTAGCCTGTTATACTGGGCCGTCTTGATGGCTTTGTACCTGGTATAATTACCCTTGAGAGCGTAACAGCTGGCGCAAACGCTGCCTTTAATTTTCCTGAGCTTTGAACCTGTCTTACACTCCCATGCTGGCAAGCTGTAAGACTTGCCAGGCATTTTTGAAGTCTGGGTCAAGGACCCGGTGATCTCTTTTGCTTCTTTCTTATTCATAATTATTTATAGCATATTCTGGGATATTGTCAACCCTGCTTGCCGCCTATGGGCCCACCCTGGCCCCGGCTTGCTGCTTGTTGCTTGTCGATTGCGGCTTGTATCCCATCAATAATATCATATGCAAATCGATGCTCGACTAGATACTGGTCGCCCATCTGGTGACACTCTTGAATATTCTTGTTCCACCAGGCCTGAGCTTCGTCGTCGACCGGGATAAACCCGGTCAACGATCCATGATATTTAATATTAAACTTCATGCGGCTCCAGCGGTCTTAAGATGTCTGAAACATAAACGCTGCCCATCTCATCAAAGAAACCAGCATCTGAGCCTTTGACGTCCATCAAGACTATGTCTTTCCAGCCTTTGCCTTGACGCGGTGACTCCATGAGCTTAGCTCTGATTGGTCCCAGGCCGTTGTCGATCTGGTACCAGCTGTCTTTTTGTAGTTTTTCTTTCTCCATCTGTGTATCCTTTCTTTTGCTCCGGAGGGAGAATCCGAGTGTAGCCAGGGTTGTCCCTCCGGGTTAGCTTTTTGTGCTACGGTTAACGAAAAGCTTAACTAGTTTATAGCATTTTCTGGGACACCTGTCAACCCAGTTATCCACAGCTTGTTGCCTGCTGCCTATGGGCCCACCCACCCCTCAAAAAAAAAAACAGGGACAGGAGGAGAACACCATAAACCCCCTGTCCCTGATGGAGAACTGCGCAATTGTCAAACGCAGTTCATAGCCCCCATAGGGGGCTATGAACTAGGCTTGATTTTGTAGTTTTGAAACTACAACTATATCGTCTTTTGCTCTTCGGTTATTAGCCATTGCTTTTAGTTGAGCAAGTCTATCCTCAGAAACAACTGCCAAGTTAGTTGAAAGGTTATCACCACTAACCAAAACACTTTGATCTATGTCCGACCAATACTCTTGAACTTCGTCTAAGTATTTTGCTTGGTCGATCACAGTACACATGGTGTCTTGATTGGTTTTACAAAAATCATAATACCTTCTATGACATTGTATCAACTCAACCTTTGCCTGTTCGAAAGCCGAAACATATTGCCATTGCCAATCTTGAACTTGGTATGCTCGACTATGACAACCCCCTGTATTAATAACCTCTAGTGCAAAAGGGTTTTTTTCGTTTTCATGAGTATTGGCATGATAATAACTACTTTTTTGAGCAAAGTTATCCCTTAACCAATTTTCGTTAGCACTTCGGTCAGTATTGACTTGAGGATTGCTTACACCCCCTGAGTTGTGGTGTTGGCATTCAACGAAAGGGTTTAACCCATTCGCTATCATTTTATCGTGATTTAATGCACAGGATATGTCATCATTAAGATTAAATTTAACCCTAACTTCTGCGTCATCTGTTTCTACATTTTTCAAAACAAAACAACTATCCATATTTGTAAAGGTAGTACGATAACTTTCATTGCTATTATACTTTCTCATCACATCACGATCTGCTTTTGGAAATCTCTCTTCTACTACTTTTTTACAGATTTCGTGAACATCTGTTTGTGCAGTAAAGAAGTGAGTTTGAGCATTAATTAAATTATCTTTTTGCTCACATGGTGTTTGCAAATTAACTTTCCAATGCTCTTTTTTTAGTGCTGATCTCTTAGCACCATTTAGTCTTAGTCGCTCAGTCATTTTTATTCCTTTCTAATAAAACTTATACACTAACTAAGTTCGGAAGTCTATCGATAGTTTCATTAAATTGTTCTAAGTATGCGTCAACACACATTTGCCGACAAAACAACTCTTGCGCGTTTGGATTAGGTGGCATATTCCACCTAACTTTTTTTTCGTTCTCATCGTACTCAGAGTTAAAGTGGCTTGTCGCTTGCAGCCATTTGTCTTTTGATATTTTTCCAACTCTTTGATCAAAAACTGTGTGCCAAGTTTTGCCCCCATAGGCGTACTGTCCAACAGTACGCCCACAAGTTTTACATTTTCTTTTTTCCATTTTATTCCTTTCTATTTGCTGCCATACAAAAAAGTATGAGCAAAAAAATTTCTAGCCCAAACAGGGCTAGAAAGAAAATTAAAAATAAAGTTTCAATCAATGTCTTACTAAACTTTCTAATTCTTTTGGTAGATATCCAATTATCTCTATTATATCTTTTGCAGTTCGATAATCTTTTTTATCCATATCCCAATAAGTAAAACAAAGTTCGCCTTTCATTGATTTGAATACTCGGCATTTATCATCTTGCCAAATACCCATTCTTTTAATTACCTTGCCATGCTTTTTAGCAAGATAACTTATTTCAAAACCTACATAGTTTTTTAGTTTTTCAATATCTTTCTCTTCTATCATGCTCTATCCTTTCTTATGGGATATTCTAGCACAGAATATCCCATATTGTCAAACTAATTTAGTTGCTTCTGAGAAAATTTCTTCTGCACCTTTTCTTGCGTTTGAAAAAATCTCTTTTACATCTTTTTGAGTTTGTCTTATCTGTCTTTGTTTGCCGACAGTAATTCCATGCATAAAACAACACTCAACCAACATTTCTAAATAATCAGTTTCACTCCATTCAGGTTGATTTTCATTTTCCCCTCTCGCAGCTGCATGAGCATTTCTAACTAATTGTTTTTGGTCTTTGTTCAAACCCTGTTCAACACACTGTCTGATAACTTTGACCATGTTTTGAATTGCTTCCATTTCATCTCTGGTGTGAACTGCATTGCTTTCATTTATATCTTTAATATCCATTTTATTATCCTTTCTTAATTAATAAATATCTTACCATAATATCCCATAAGGTCAAGCGAGTTATCCACAGAAAAAAAATTTTTTTTATTAAAAAAATTATTGACAGAATATCCCATATTGTGATATGATCCATATCAGAAAGGATGATGATGACTCAAGAAGCAACTATAATCGAGTTTAAAAACGATGATCAAAGAGCAATGTTTCAACTTAGAATGGCTCTGGTTATGCTGCAGTCTGAGGTAAGAATTGGTATGCCAATCACCTCAAGAGCAAAAGCAAATACTCTTCACGTTATTAAACGACACATGGCTAAGATTGCTCCAGAACTTAAATTATCTAGAGTAAAAAAAACTGCTTACAATCAATTAGTTGAAGCTGGTGTTTATAACATCATTGAAAATAATTAAAAAAAATTTTAGTCAACCCCAATTTAGGGGTTGACAAGTATGGGAGATTATGGCATAATCTCTATAAGTTTAAGGGGGCAACTTCGGGCGATCTCTCGCGAAGCTCTGCCCCAGAAAAAAAAGAAAGACCTAAGACTAAACAAATTGCAAGTTGTTTAGAGGCAGTCTGACTGAACAATGTCTTTAAGTTAGAGGCATAAGGTGTAAGGCCTAGGAAGTATGACCAAATGGTTGAGGTCCTAGGAGATAGGCACGAGTAGATGAAGAAACAGTTCATCTAACCTACCGAAAGTTGTGGGTGATACAACTAACCCCACGATTGCCTTTAGGTCTTTCTTTTTTTTTACAATTAGGTATTGACACAAAATCCCACATAATATAAGATTGATGATATCTAAGAAAGGATAAGTAAGATGGCTACAAACCACGGACTAAAACCAAACGATAAATACATGAGTAAAAAAACATATCTAGTTGTATTTAAATTAAGAGATCAAATTTCTACCTTCGCGGAAGGTGAAACAATGGACGAAGTAAGACGAAATGCTTTAACACAACTAGAACATTATGTAACTAATGAAGGCAGTATTTCTGCTGTTCTTAGAAACAGAGATTTTAGCAGAGATATAGAAATAGTTAAAATTCCCAAACACAGCGACTTCTAGTAGGGGTCCCAGTCCATAGGCAAAATTTACGTGTTGCCTATGGGCCCACCCACCCACTTTGCAAACAGATGTAACTTATATATACACGTATATTGTTGATTTTGAATACTTTATGGTGTTAAAATCATTATGAGACGATGCAGTTAGAAGGTTTAGACATAGACATCAACAAATTACCGGTTGAAGCGAAGAAAGAATTCTTACGCTATAAAATAAAATTAGAGGAAAAAAGAAAAGAATCTGCAATCAAGAACGACTTCATGTCATTCGTTAAGTATGTGTGGCCTGACTTCATAGAGGGGTCCCACCACAAGATAATGTCTGAGAAGTTTAACAAGGTGGCCACGGGCGATTTGAAAAGAATTGTGATCAATATGGCACCGCGACATACAAAATCAGAATTTGCATCTTACCTCCTGCCGTCATGGATGATTGGTAAAAATCCAAAATTA